CTATAACAGGAGTTACAACTATAAGCGCTAAAGATTATCAACCTCGTTTACCTAGACCTAATAGAGCATACAACATTCTAACAGTTAAAATTGATCCTTATCCTTATCTAAAGAAAGGTAAATTTGATGAAGAAACAGTTGCTAATATAATTGAAAAAATCAAACAAATTCAAGGTATTAAAGCGTTTAAAGCTAAACCTGAATTAGTAAATGTAGGTGTTTAATGAAATTAATCGACATATTAAAACAACTTTTACTTGAAAAAGCAGATCGTTGTAAACGTATTGCTGATAGAAAATACGATAAACCATCTGCTTATAAATCAGGTGCTATTGTTAGATGTCGTAAAGGTGATATTTGGAAAGATATAAAAGAAGATGAATCACTTCATAAATGGTTCAAACGTCAAGGTCCATCAGGTAAAGAAGGTGGATGGGTTGATTGTAATACTTGTAGAGACGGTAAATGTAAATCATGTGGTCGTAAAAAAGGCGAAAAACGTTCTAAATACCCATCATGTCGTCCTACACCTGCTCAATGTAAAACTAAAGGTAAAGGTAAAAAATGGGGAAAAACAAAATGAAAAAAGAATTTAGTATAACAGAGTGGATACTCAAAAATAGATTAAAAGAACATAATGAAGAAGGAGAATATTCTCCTTATATGTTCTCTCCAATAGGATTTGGATGTCATGTATGTAAATACTACTATGTAGAAGATGAAAAACATATGTGCTCTAATGAAGAATACCAACAATATAAAGGCACCTCAGAACTAATTGATGATGAAGGTAATCAAATAAAAGACCCTAGTAAATGGTGTTCAAATTGGTTTATGCCTAAAGAAGATGAGCCATCCGTATAAAGACATAGAAGTTACAGATAAATATATTATTCGTGAATTTGACGAAAATATAGATCCTATTGAACTTATGTGGCATCGTGATAATGAAGATCGTACATTAGAAATTATAGATAAAACAGATTGGAAATTCCAATTTGATAATGAATTGCCAATTTTGTTGGAAAATCATATATTTATACCAAGACATGCTTGGCATCGAGTTATTAAAGGTACAGGTACTCTAAAATTAAAAATATACAAGAATGGATAATTATAAAGAAGCAATTGATCTTATAAAATCAAAAGGTATAAAAGATGCTTTTAGTAGTCGTGAACTTAGTACTTTAATAAGTAAAATAGCAGATAAAGAAAATATTAAAACTAGTGAAGTTTTAAATAATCTTTTCTCAAAATTAGGACTTAATAAAAAAGAAATAGATCAAATAGGTCTATCAAAAGATTTAAAACAAAATATTAAATTAACAGAAAATATGAATAATAAATTAATACAACTTATCCGCGAATCAATCAATGATTATATTCGTGAAATTGATGAAGCAGGTAATGTAGCCGCTTTAGAAGCTAAAATGAATAAAACTCAAGAAGCTATTGAACTTCGTGAGAAAAAAATGAATATGGATGGTATTGATGAAGCATATCATGATATGATTGATAAAGGTAAAATGAAAGAACTTAGTTCTGAAGTTAAAGCCTTGAAAAAAAGTTTAGCTAAATATGAAAAGCAACTTGAAAAGATGAAAAACAAAGGTAAAAAATCTGAAGAACCAAAAGAAGAAACAGAAAAAGAAATTGTTGATGAAGTTAATATTGATGAAACATTTCCTGAAAACGGTCCTGGATTAGAAGAAACTGAATTAAATGAATCTTATCTTCACATGCAAAAACTTGCAGGTTTAATTACTGAGAGTGAATATAAGAAAAAATTAAAAAAATAAAGTTAAATGAATTTAAAATTTGGCCTCCTAGGAGGCCATTTTTATTTTTACGTAAAACAAAGGTTATGAATATATTCTATATTAATGAAGATCCAATCATTGCTGCTCGTGATTTAGCAGATGATCACATTAGAAAAATGCAAATTGAAAGTGCACAAATGTGTTGTACTGCACATTGGGAAACAGGTGGAGAAGCTCCATATAAACGATCCCATAAAAATCATCCCTCAACTATTTGGACAAGACAATCTATACATCATTATAGATGGCTAATTAAACATGGTTTAGAAATTTGTAATGAATTTGAAAAACGTTATGGTAAACCTCATAAAACAAAAGAAGTATTAGAATGGTTACAAAACAACGAACCAAACCTACCAGATAATGGATTTACATCTCCTCCACAATGTATGCCTGAAGAGTATAAAGGAGTTGATACTTTGGCTTCCTATAGAAATTTTTATATATTAGATAAGTTAGGTGTAAAAAAACTGAATTATAATAAATTAAACAATCAACCTGAATGGACAAAAAGATCGTAATTATTGGTGCTGGTGTAGCAGGCATTAATGCTGCTACTAAATTAGTTGATAATGGATATCATGGAGAACTAATTACAATTATTGATAAAGGTAATGATCCTCATAATCGTTTACCTGAAGAAGTAATGACTGGAATGTTAGGAGCTGGAGGATGGAGTGATGGTAAATTAACATACCATACAGCAATTGGTGGAGTATTATCTAAATACTGTGGTGAAGACAAAGCAATGGAATTGATGGATCAAGTTATTAATAACTTTAAACGTTTTCATCCTAAACCAGATGAAATATTTTGTTCTGATCCACAGGAAGAACCTGAATTTATTAAACCATACTTTGGTTTAAGAATGTTCCCAGTATGGCATATTGGATCTAATTTTTTACATGAAATTGCTAAAGCATGGTATCAATATTTAATTGATAAGGGTGTTAAATTTTTATGGAATACTGAAGTAACTAAAATATTATTTCCCACAAATGAAATAGTATTAGGACATGATTATTTTAAATATGATGAACTCATTTTTGCTGTAGGTAAATCAGGTATTGATTTTGCTCAACAATTATCAAATGAATATAAATTACCTACTGAACCTAAATCAGTGCAAATAGGCGTTCGCTTTGAAGCACCACAAAAATACTTCCAAAAGTTAATTGATATTAGTTATGATTTTAAACTATATCAAAAATTTGATAACGTATCTTTACGTTCATTCTGTACTAATAATAACGCTGCTTATGTTGCTGTTGAAGAAACTTATGGAGATGTTACTTATAATGGTCATGCCAAAAAAGGTAAAGAATTTGAAAACCAAATGACTAATTTTGGTATATTAATGGAAATTAAAGGCATTAAAGATCCATTTGAATGGAGCAGAAATGTTGTCTCTAAATTACAAATAGATGGAACAGGTTTATATTATTCACCTGGTGATACTCGTAAACCAGGATTAACATCTGAAGGTTCAACAGTATCTGCTGCTCAAGTTAATTGGCTTTATCTAATAAAAGTAGCTGAAGTAATGGATCCATATTTTAAATATATTGTTAATTTTATTGATGATATGAATAAAGTATTTGGATTTGATGATGATTATGGAATTTATATTCCTGAAGTAAAGTATTTATCTCCTGAACCATTAGTTGATTATAATAATTTATCATTAGTAGATTTTCCAAATGTACATTTTATAGGTGATGCCTTAAGTGCTCGTGGTATTACAGTAAGTGGAGCACAAGGTATTTATGTAGCCGAAGATTTACTATTGCAAAACAAAACAGAAAAATATCCGGATTTTATTGAAAGTTTCTAAATTTCACCATATGTATAACAGAATTTAACTTTTAACAATGAATACATTAAGAAAATATATCCGTGAAATGGTAGAAACTGAGCTAGATGAAATGGCTCGTATTGCTACTATGTTAACTATTGGTGATGAAGAAGCTGCTGAAGCGGCTAAAGAATTTCACGCCGGAACTTGGGTTGAAGATTTAATTCAAGCAGTACAAGATGCTGGTGAAGCAGGAATTGATCGTCCAATATTAGCTAAAATGATGGGCAAAGATACAGCCGGTATTCGTAATAAAGTAGTTGACTTTATTTCATCTGGTGTGTTTAAAGAAACAGGATTAAAGGTACCTAAAAAAGAAAAACCTGAATCTAGTGGTGTTAAAGGTCGTCCAACTTCTGAAAAAACTTTAATGGCTAAAGCTGTTAATTCTAAATTAGAAGCTGATGCTAATTATGAACCAACTGAAGATGAATTAGAAATGTTAGGCGCTGACTTTATTGAAAAATTAAGAATGCGTGTTAAAGGCTTATTAAAGCGTGGTCGTCCACTTGGTGCTGCTAAAGCAAAAGATGGTATGGTTGCTGCTCCTAAAGATACAACTAATGTTGAAGATACTGATGGTGATGGTGATGTTGATGATGAAGATTTAGAAAATCTTAATGAATCATATATTAGAATGAGAAAATTGGCAGGTTTGATTTAAAATAAATCAACTCTTAAAAAATGAAAGGCTTGGGCAACCAGGCCTTTTTTTATTTATTATCATCAAAATAATAAGTTATGTCAAATACATATGATGAAGTCTCCCAAATTGGAAGACAACTAATGTTAAGTGAACCATTTTATGGTATTTTCTTATCAACATTAAATAAAGTAATTAGAAATGATATTCCAACAGCTGGAGTATGTAAAAATGGTATTAATTATCAATTAGCTGTTAATGAAGAATTTTGGAATAGTTTAAATAGTCCTAAGAAAAAAATTGGTCTTCTTAAACATGAATTGTTACATATATGTTTTCATCATTTAACAGAAAAAGATGATTTTCCAGATCATGAATTACATAATATAGCAGCAGATGTTGAAATTAATCAATATATTGATCCTGAATATTATCCATCTGATGATATTTTATTACCAAGTTCATTTCCTGAATTAAATTTACCATTAAAAGCTGGTACTAAAAAATATTATGAATTATTACAACAAGCTAAACAAAATGGTAGTAGTCCATCTTTAAATAAGTTATTAGAAGCTTTAAAAGGTGAAGGTGATGATGGTGGTTTGCATCCAACATGGAAAGAATTTGATAGTTTATCTGAAGCGGATAAAAAATTAGTTAAAGCACAAATTGATCATCAAATAAAAAGTATTGTTGAATCACAACAAAAAGATAGAGGATTTGTTCCATCTGAATTAAAAAGTTATATTGATGAATTATTTGAAATTCAACCACCTTCATATGATTGGAAATCATATTTTAGAAGATTTTTTGGTTCTTCAAGTAAAATTTATACTAAAAAAACAAGACGTAAATTAAATAAACGTTTTCAAGAAAACCCAGCTCTTAAAATTAAACCTAAAAAGAAAATATTAGTAGGGATAGATACATCTGGTTCAGTCAGTGATAAAGATTTAGTTGAATTTTTTAATGAAATTCACCATATGCATAAAACAGGTATCTCAATTACAATAGCTGAAGGTGATGCTAAAGTTCATAATGTTTATGAATATAAAGGAAATATACCTGAGTTTGTTACAGGTAGAGGTGGTACAAACATGAATCCATTTATTAAATATTTTAATGAAAATAAACAGTATAATAGTTTAATTATATTAACTGATGGATTTATAGGTGAAAGAACAGTTAAAAGTTTTAAACCTATGTTAACAGTTATATGTTCAAATGGTGAAGACTTAGACAAATTAAGAGAAGAAGGATGGGGCAATATAATTAAAATTCAGCATAATGACTAGGTATACAAAGTAATTAATAATATATTAACACCAATAAAATAAATAAGTTATGTCAAAAACAGCAGAAAAAACAAAATCAAAATCAAAACAAGTTTCATTAAATATTGATGAAGCTAAAACATTTTTAACTCATATTGTAAATAATAATCGTTACTTACAAAGTAACAACAAACAACCAGTGTCAGTTGAAGTAGTAGGTGATTCAGGTATTGGTAAAACATCAATGGTTATTCAAGTAGCTAAAGAATTAGATTTAAATTTTGTTAAGTTGAATTTAGCCCAGATTGAAGAATTAGGTGATTTAGTAGGATTTCCAATTCGTCAATTTGAAATGGAAAGTCAATCACAAAAAGGATGGGTTGATGAACATGCTGTTGAAGATTTTCATAAAAAAGGATGGGTAACTACAGGTCGTAATCGAATGAGTTATTGTCCACCTGAATGGATTGCTGGTAAAGAAGATGGAGGTATATTGTTATTAGATGATTGGAATAGAGCTGATATAAGGTTTATACAAGCTGTTATGGAACTAATTGATAGGCAACAATATATTAGTTGGTCATTACCTAAAGATTGGCATATTATTTTAACAAGTAATCCTGATAATGGTGAATATTTAGTTAATAGTATAGATACCGCTCAAAGAACACGATTTATAACAGTTAATTTAAAATTTGATATTAATTGTTGGAGTGTGTGGGCTGAAAATGCTCAAATAGATGGTAGATGTATTAACTTTTTATTAAAACATCCTGAACTTGTATCAACAAATATTAATTCAAGAAGTATTACAACATTTTTTAATTCAATATCTTCAATACCTTCATTTGAAAGTAATTTACCTTTAATTCAAATGATTGGTGAAGGATCAGTTGGATCAGAATTCACAACTATGTTTACTATGTTTATCAATAATAAACTAGATAAAATGATTTCACCTGAAGATATATTATTACATGATAAAGCAGAATATGTTTTAAATACATTAAAAGGTATTATTGGTAAAGATAAAAATTATAGAGCAGATTTAGCATCAATCTTATCAACTCGACTAATTAATTATAGTTTATATTATAGTAAAAATAATAAAATTGAAAAATCAGTAATTGACAGATTAGCATTTTTAATGAATGAAGAATTATTTGCTGTTGATTTAAAGTATAATATTGTTAAATCAATATATAATGGTAATACAGCAGCTTTTAAATCATTAATGTTAAATAAATCACTTTTAAAATTCTTAACTAAATAATATGAAAATACTTAGAGGAATTAAATTTGAATCTTCTAAAAGAAGACTAATATCAAATTACAATATTTCAGCAATAGCTGATATCATACCAGATGAATATAATCTTGAATATAAAAAATTATATGAAAAATATAAAGATAATAAACTAAAAGATAATACAACTGTGTATTTAACTCCATTATCTATATTTCCTTCATATAAGTTAAAAAATTATATTGATGAGAATAAATTAAATATAAGCACAGCTAGAAAATCTGATAAATTAGATACGGTTATTGTTAGTGATTTATTTATTAGAGAAAATTTTATAGATAGTAAACGTGATACATTTTATATCATACCGCATAAATATATAAATGATAATTATAATAAATTTATTTATATTTCAAGTCATTATGATAATATAAATGAAGTTCCTCGTTATCATTTACCTAAAAATTATTCAAAAGAAATAACATCATTTATTATAACTGAAAAAGATTTAAAAGAAGCTATATTATATGATAAATCATTTGAAAAACTTTTACAATTTCCAAAAATAACAGGTCATCCAATATCATATTTTCATGGTAATAAAAAAGCTTATGATAATATTGATTTTTATTTAAATTTAATATCTTTAGTTAAAAATTATAAATTAGAAGTAGTATTTGATAATAATGTTAATAGTTTAGCTAATAAAGATACTGTACTTGATTTAGAAATATTTAATACTTTATATAATATGTTAGCTAGCACTGATGATTCTAATTGGTCTATAGCTAGAGAAATTATAGCAAATTGTGATTTTGAAGTATCTAAACCATATATAATGTTTTTAACTAATGTATTTGATGTATTAAAAAATAAATCTAATAATAAAAATTATCATTTAGTATATAAACAACTTGTAAATTTAAATGATGAATTAGAAAGATCTATGTTTTGGAATAGCTACGCTGATTTTATTAATAAAATGATTAAAACTTATCCCGAATATAAACAAGTTATGTGCGATTGTTTAACTGTTCATTTAAATCATTTATTTAAAGTAGATCTTGTAAAAACCATTCATTCTCTTTAATATGTATAATAAACATTTTAAATGGCTAAAATTGTAATTTTAAGTTGTACTAAATCTAAATTAGATAAACCAGCTCCAGCTCAAGAATTGTATGGAGCTTCACCTATGTTTAGAAAAACATTAGAATACGGTAAATCACTTCAACCAGATGAAATGTATATTTTGTCCGCTAAACATCATTTAGTTCCTTTAAACAAAGAATTATCTCCTTATGATAAAACACTTAAAGAAATGCCTAAAGATGAAAAAGAAAAATGGGCTGAAGAAACTATAGATCAAATGAAATCCAAAGGTTTGGATTTAGAAAAAGATAATTTTATATTTTTAACTGGCAGTGAATATATGAAACCACTTAAACAATATATCAAAAATATTGAAGCTCCTATGGAAGGTAAACGTTTAGGAGAAAGATTAGGTTGGTTAAATAGTCAAATTAAAAAAATTAATGAAATATTTAAACGTTTTAAAAAATTAATTTATGAATGTATCACAACAAAATAAACTAAATAACTTAATTAATTTATATCTAAATGATCTAGCTGATTATGGAGATTCAGAACAAAGTTATATACTAGCTGAATCAACATTAAATTCTGTTAAACAACTTATAGTTGAAACTAAAGGTGGAGATATTAAAGATATATTAAAAGAAGAATATGAAAAAGCATCACCTGAAAAACAGGAAGTTTTAAAGGATTTTATGCTTTATGTTAAAGAAATATAATTTGTTTGGCTACCAAGAAACTACTACTTATATTAAAATAAAAAGTTATGCATCAAGATCCAAAATTTCAAATCAAACGCTACACATCACCTGATGGTACTATTCGTTATGTTTGTAACGGAAAATTACATAACCCAGATGGTCCAGCTGTAATCCATCCTGATGGTAAAGAAGAATATCATGTTAATGGTTTTCAATATTCTAAAGATGAATTTAAAAAAATTAAAAAAGACAGTGTTGGTTTACCATGGTATAAGAGTGGCACTGCTAAAATGAGACATTAATATGAAAATAGGTTTTTGTGGAACTGTAAGTGTAGGCAAAACTACATTGGTTAATTCTTTAAAAGAATTTCCTGAATTTAAAGACTATGATTTTAGAACTGAACGTTCAAAATATTTACGTGACTTAGGTATTCCATTAAATACTGATAGTACATTGAAAGGTCAGTCAATATTTTTAGCTGAACGTTGTTCTGAATTAATTCAACATAATATTATAACTGATAGAACAGTTATAGATGTTATGGCTTTTACATTAAATGCATTATCAATATCTAATGATGATAAAAAATCATTTGAAGATTATGCTTCTAGATTTATAGGAGAGTATGATTGGATATTTTATGTTACTCCTTCTGGTGTTAAATTAGAAGATAATAATGTTAGAACAACTGATTCTAATTATAGATTAACAATAGATAATACTATTAGATTTTTATGTTCTAATAATTTACATAAAATTAAAAACTTTGGTATTATATCTGGTACTAATGAAGATAGACTTAAACAAATAAAATCTTATTTGAATTTATAATATTTATAATAAAACCTACTCACAATGAAACGTCAAGATTTATATAACTTTGTCCGTGAAGAAATTATCAATGAATTAACAACTGTAACTAAACAAACCAAATCTGATGAAATTAATCCTATAGCTAAAGCTGAGGATGTAGCTCCAGATGTTGTTAAAAAAGCTATAGACGCAGCTAAAAAAACAGGTAAAGATGTTAATGTGGCCGAAGGTGAATTAGAAGAAATGGCTCGTATTGCTTCTAAAATTAAATTAGGTGATGCTAGAAAAGCTGAATTAGCTATGAAAATATATAAAAATTCAAATGTAGCTAAATTAGTAGATCTAGTTAAATCAGCTGGTGAAGAAGGTATGACTCAAGATGAATTAGCTCAAGCTTTAGGTTTAACTAATTCTTCAGCTATTAATTCAGATATTAATTTATTAGTTAAAGCTGGTGCCTTTACTAAACCTAAAAAAGAAGAGCCAGTAGCTTCAGTTGAACCAGAAGTAGTTACTGCCCCTGAAACTGAAAAAGATGAATGGGAAAGTGAAGATGCTGATGAAGTTGAAGATGAATGGGAAAAATCAGAAGAGGAAGAATCATCTCCTGAAGAACCATCTGCCGCTGAGTTAGCCGCTGCTGAAAGAGAAGCTAAAAAAGTAGGAGGTAAAGGATATGCTAAAGAATTATCACCTGAAGAAGAAGAAAAATATTCTAAATTAAGAAAAGGTATTGAAGCTAAAGTTTCTAAACTAATGAAGATGAAAAAATCTCAAATGACATCTTCTGATGATTTTAAAGTATTATCTCAATTAATAAAAAGAGATGATGTGAAAAAATTATTTAAAGCTAAAGGAGTTAGCATAACTGACTTAGTAGCATCAGTTTATGGTAAATAAAAATATAATATATTTATCTATATTTATAATATTAATTGTTGTACTAATAATACAACAATTTGTTATTTTTAACAATGATGGTAATTCATTTAAAAATGAAATTAAATCACTTCATAGACAAAATGACTCATTAATGTTAAATATTAGTCAAAGGAATATACAACTTCAAAAATTAGATTCTATAACTAATTGTTATAAATTAGAAATTCAACAAGATAAATTAGAATTAGCTAAGTTACAACAAGTAGCAGATAAAAATAAAAAGAAATATAATGAAGAACATAATCGTATACTTAGTCTTACTAACAGTGCCGCTGCTAGTGAGTTCACAGACACCTTCAAGTGATAGTTTATGTTGTGTTCCATGTATTGCTTTAAAAAAAGCTTTACTTTTAAAAACAGAATATAACTACACTAAATCACAATTAGGTGTAGCTAGAGATTCTATATCTATTTTAAATAAAGTAGTATCTAAACAAGATTCTGTAATTTTAAAACAAGATTCTTCAATCATCATATATAAAAGAAATGAAACTGATTTTGTTAATGTTATAAAAAATAAAGATAAAGAAGTTGGTTTACTTGAAGAAAAAATTGTAGAACAGAAAAAACATAAAAGGTTAGCTTACGGTGTGAGTATACTTTCAATTATTTTAGGTGTCCTTATAGCGTTATGAGTCAAGATTTAAAACAAATAATAAGAGAAGAATACATTAAATGTGCAAAAGATCCAGCACATTTTATGCGTAAATACTGTTATATACAACATCCTCAAAGAGGACGAGTTATTTTTAATTTATATCCATTTCAGGCTAAAGTATTAACATTATGGAGAGATAATCCATATTCTATAGTACTTAAATCTAGACAGTTAGGTATTTCAACTTTATCAGCTGGATATTCTTTATGGTTAATGCTATTTCATAAAGATAAAAACGTACTTTGTTTAGCTACTAAACAAGAAACAGCTAAAAACATGGTAACTAAAGTCAAATTTATGTTTGATAATTTACCATCATGGTTAAAAGTACCAGCAGATGAAAATAATAAATTAACATTACGGTTAAATAATGGTTCGCAAATAAAAGCAGTATCAGCTGCGTCAGATGCAGGTCGATCAGAAGCAGTATCATTACTAATAGTTGATGAGGCCGCATTTATAGAAAATATAGATCATATTTGGGCATCTGCTCAACAAACCTTAGCAACTGGTGGTGGAGCAATTGTATTATCTACTCCATTTGGTACAGGTAATTGGTTTCATCAAACTTGGGTATCTGCTGAAGCACAACAAAATGATTTTTTACCAATAAAATTACCATGGTATGTTCATCCTGAACGAGATGAAAATTGGCGAAAACGACAAGATGAATTATTAGGTGATCCAAGATTAGCAGCACAAGAATGTGACTGTAATTTTTCTACCTCAGGTGATGTAGTATTTTTTGAAGATCATATAGAATATATGATGACTACTCATGTATGTGAACCTATGGAAAGACGTGGGGTAGATAAAAATTTATGGGTTTGGGAAGCACCAGACTATACAAGAAATTATATTGTAGTAGCTGATGTTGCTCGTGGTGACAGTAAAGATTATTCAGCATTTCATGTGTTTGATTTAGAAACTAATGCTCAAGTAGCAGAATATAAAGGTCAACTCCCACCTAAAGAATTTGGATATTTTTTAGTTGGTATAGCTACTGAATATAATCAAGCTTTATTAGTAGTAGAAAATGCTAATATAGGTTGGGCAGCTTTAGATGCTATACAAGAAAGAGGATATAATAACTTATATTACTCACCTAAAAGTGATTCATCAATATCAGATTCATATTTTAATCAATATGAAGATCATTCAAAAATGACACCAGGATTTACCACATCATTAAGAACTCGTCCTTTAGTAATTAATAAGGGTAGAGAGTATTTAGGTGATCATAGTGTTATTATTAGATCAAAAAGACTATTAGAAGAAATGAAAGTGTTTATTTGGAAAAACGGTAGAGCAGAAGCACAATCAGGATATAATGATGACTTAACTATGTCTTATTGTATAGGAATGTATTTAAGAGATACCGCTTTAAAAAATAAACAACAAGGAATAGAATTAACAAAAGCAACATTAAATAGTATATCAAAACCTTCTCAATATCAAGGAGCTTACTTTGCATCAGGTAAAGATAATCCATAT